TCATGCCACCTTGTTCGACCGCCACTCGGCGACGGCGACGGCCTTTTCAGTTGCCGCATCCGCGCCACCTTCCAGGGTGGCCCACAGCACACGTGGCCAACCATCGAGCCCCTTGTAGTGGGGAATCCCGTTCAGCACCAGAAACTCCTGCTGGCGCTCCTTGTAGGGAGTGCCGCACAGCTCCCGCATCGACTCCCGGGACAGGCACAGTGCGCCTGCGCTCGGGTTGGCCTGCTTCTTCGTGGCCATGGTGTCCTCCTTCAGTTCGTGGCCAGCGCAGCGCGCAGCTGCTCGGTGGCGGTGTTCATGCGATTGCCTCCAGCGGCAGTCCGTGCTGGTGGCCAGAATGCTGGGCTGCGGGGGAGATCCACAGACATTCGGTGCGGGTCGCTCCGCCACGTCCCGCGCTGATGCGTGCCCTTGTCTCTACCCGCTGCCATCCGGTCAACGTCTCGTCGTACAGCTCCGTTCGATATCCACTGACGACAACCATTCCGCGTAGTGCGAGCAGCGCTGCCAGTAGCTCCTGGTGATCCTCGAAAGCCATTTCGTGCTTGTAGTATCCAGCCTTACCGGCCTGCATCACCCGGGTGCTGTGCACGTAGGGTGGGTCGACGTAGTGGAGTGTCTGCGGTGTGTCGTGCTGCCGCATGACCTCGATCGCCGGTCGATTCTCCACAAGGACGCCGCTGAACCGATCCGCGATTGCGGCCAGGCCATCAGGGAACTTCAGCCAGTGATGCTGCGCGGTGCCATAGGCACGTTGCGAGTCGATGCGGAACCCGGTCTTCCCCTTCGTTGCGCCAGCAGAACCAAAACCCATCTGCGCACGCACTACCAAGCGGCGGGCGCGCTCTACCGGATCTGCCGTAGGCTCCCACGCCTGATCGAACTCGGCGCGGGCATAGGGCGTCAGCCGGCAGGCTTCGATCAGTGATTCGCGCTGCGCGATGTTCTGCAGGACGCGGAAGAAGTTCACGACATCCCCGTCCAGATCGTTGTAGACCTCGGCATAGCTGCGAGCCTTCGTGAGCAGCACACCTGCGGCACCTCCGAAGGGCTCCACGTAGGTGCGGTGCGCTGGCAGGTGTTGGTGAACCCAGCCGGAGATCCGGAACTTCGCGCCGTGATATCGGAATGCTGGAGCGGTAATCATGCGAACAGGTCCAGTTGGGCCGGCAGCGCTGGCGGCGGCGGTGGGGCAGCGATGGCCAAGGACGCGAGTCTTACGCGGATCAGGCACTCACCCTCACCGCGCATCTGCCACGGCCGGCCGGCGATGGGCACAAGGTCGAGGTAGCCACCACCGCCTCCCACGCGGTCCTTGATCTTCACCTGGTAGTAGTCCCTGCCACCGAACTGTGTGTGGTGCCCAGGACACGGCCGTACCGAAACGACAGTGAAAATCGGGATCAAACGATGCCACTCGCTGGCCCGCACTTCATCGTCGTAGTGCCACGAGCCATCCAGATCGCGGTCCATCGAGATAACCTGGTCGCCCACTTTGAAAGGCTCCAGGTTCTCGACGTCGCCGTGCGCAGACTTATGGATCGGAGGGAAGAAATCGCGGATGGCGAAGAACAGCCCGCGGCCGTTCGCGTCGGTGAACTCGGCAATGGGGAAGTAGGCAACGGCGATGCCGCCTTCCCGCAGCAGGTAGAAGGCGGAGCCGCACCGGGTCGGTCCCGCCGCCTCGTGCTTCCGCAGCGACTGCCGCGACCAGCCGCTTTCCAGCAGGTCCAGAACGACACGCTCTGCGAGATCCATTCCGATCTCCAGGTGCATCACTCGCTCGCGCTGTGCCTCAGCCATGGGCGCACCTCCGCCAGCACCAGCGCAGCCCATTGCGCGCGGCACGGCATGCGCGGCTGATCGCCCACAGGGTGGCGATGCCAGCCGCAAACCCGGCCAGGGCGAACACGTGGACCATTGCAGCGGTGAGGAGCTGGTCAGCCATGGGCGTCTGCCTGGTCTTGGTAGAACTCATGGGCGCGATCCAGCTCGGCGCGGAGGTAGTCCTGCCACCAGTTGACGTCGCCACCGCCGCCGTCGCCCAGCAGGCCGGCGTCGTAGCGATCCAGCTGCAGCCCCAGGTTCACGGCCTGCACGGGCGGAGCGGCGAGAAGCGATGCGATGGAATCAGCCTTGACCGTGTGCAACGTCTCCGAGCATTCATTGCATCCCAGCACGAAGACGCAGGTCACGTCGTGAGTAGTCAGTCGCCCATGAGGAACGTCGTTGACCGCGCGAACATGGGCGAACCATTCCAGATCGGTGCTTTCGCAGTGCCTGCAGCGGGTTGGCGCGCCCGGCACCACCACGGCCACGGGCTCCCCCGCCGGCTGGCGGGCGGCGAGGGCGGTGCGTGCGTAGTCCTGCATCTGCGAAGCGGTGTAAAGGTTGTTCTGCAAGCCCGTCTTGCTGATCGGGTAATTCGGGTGTGGTAGCGCGGGAAGCTCATCCCCCTGACCATCCGGGGAGGGCTGGGCGGAGAGGACGCGTGCATTCCAGTATTCTGTCATCGAGGTCCGCAGCCAATCGATTCCGTAGCGGAGGGTGCGCTGGTGCCGCTGGATGCAGCCCATGCTCTTGCACTTCAGGGTGAGTCCGTTGTTCTTGTAGGGCACGAACTCGGCATCGTTTCCGCAGAACGGACACGGCAGCAGCGCATCCCCCAGCCTCACCCTCCCACCGGGCTGCACGTCCGCCAGGGTCTTGTTGTCGTTGGTCATGCGGATGCTCCCTTCTTCGTTCGGCTGTTGTGGCCACCCTCGACCACCTGGCGGCGGCTGATGGTGGATCGGTCGATGGGGCTGTTGCCGAGCTTCTGGACCTTGCCGCCCGAGCGCAGGAACTGCGCCACGTCGTCGGCGATCTCGGCCCGCTGGCGGTCCTTCTCGGCCTGCGTGGCCAGGTCGAAGGTTGGCTGTACGTGGATACTGGTCATGCGGGCACCCGGCTAGCGGCGAGCACGTTTGCCCAATGAATACGCAGTTCGTGATCGGACATGTCGTCATATCCGCCGTAGAGAGCGGTCAGCATTTCTTCAGTAGGTTCCACCGGCACTAGGACATACCCCTCGGGCAGCGTGAGGGCGGCGGCTATGGCGTTGATCGCAGCCTGGTCGTTCCTGTCGAGGCCAGCACCGCATCCAACGTGGTAGGCGTCTTCGTGGAGCCCAAGTTTCCGCAGCTGCGTGTCCAAAAGTTCCCTCGCCCGCTTCTCGATAGATTTCTTGCTCATGCGTGGCTCCTGAAAGGCTCGCGCCGCACCGGGCCGAACCAGAGATTGACGTGATTGTTCAAACGCACCTGCAGCGGATCGCAGCGCAGGGGGCGCAGCGGGTCGTGCAGGCGGCGCTCGGTGTTCCTGCAGGGCGCGCACGCGGCGGTGGCCTTGCCGTTGACCAGCGGGAAGAACCGCAGCGGCAGCCGGGCCGCGCACTTCGTGCAGGTCTTCATGGCTGCTCCAGGCGCGGCTTGCTGAGGTTCGCCCAGGTCAGCGGGTAGGGGCCGCGGCGCACGCGCTTGTCGGCGGTGGTCTTGGACACGCCCAGCTGCTCGGCGATCTCGCGCATGGTGTAACTCTTGCCGTCCACCACCCGGGCGAACAGTGCAGCCTTGGCCTTGCCGCCGCGCACGGTGCCGATGTGGTTGAACTTGTAGTTGAGGCCCCTCATGCGGCCACCTGCTGGTGATCGCCAGCGCGCAGGCTGCGCTCGAAGCCCAGGACCATCTGCCGGAACGGTTCCAGGTCCGCGCGCAGCTTGGCGATGAACGCCTCGTCGCGGTCGAAGCGACGCCACCACAGCTGCTTGCCGACGGCGGCCAGTGCCGGGCAGTACAGGCCGATGTGCCACCACTGCCGGCCGGTCAGCCACATGCAGCCCTGGGCCTGCTCGAACACCTCGCTCGCATCGTTGTCGATGTGGAAGGCGCGCAGCTTCTCCGGGTTGATGAAGCACTTGTATTCGCTGCCGCCGTCCTCGCCGATGAAGCCGTCGGCAGAGCAGCCGTATTCGCCGCAGTCGCTCAAAACGAACCCGGCGCGCTTCACCAGCAGCCCGGACTGCACCTCATGCTCGGCGCGGGCTTCCGGTTCCAGCTCATGGCCCCGGCGCATGGCGAACGTCTCGAACCCCTCGTCCAGCGGCTCGCCGCTTATGCGCTCGATGGCGAGCCGGAAGGCGTAGTTCTTAGACGCCTCGCTGAAGTCGCCTATGGGCTCGCCGGCGATGGCCTTCTCGATGATTGCCGAGCGCGGCACGGCCTTGTAGCCGGCGCGCTCCATGGCAGTTTTCTCTGCTAGGCCGGACAGCACCGCCTCCACATAGGTGCGCTGCTGGTCGGTCAGCTCGCCCACGCGCGAGCGCGCGGTGGCGAACATACTGGCCGTGATGATGCCGGCGCGGGCGCGGTGCCACGCCTCGCTGCCCTGGTCGCACCCGATGACGATCACAGCGGCACCTCTTCATCGGCTGCCGGCTGCTGGTCGCCTTCTTCGATCACAGTGGCGCTGGCGCGTTCGGCGATTCCCTTCAGCGTTTCGTGGCCGGCGCTGCCGATCAGCTGGCGCTGCTCCTTGGACAGACGGCCCCACGCGCCTTGGTATTCCTCGATGCCGCATTCGGCGAACTCCTGCAGGCTGGCATAGAGCGCCTGCCGCTCCGGGGTGTCCTGCGGCTCGGCCTGCTGCTGGCGGGTGATCGCGCCAGCGGTGGAGGAGCGGCGCTCGTCGCGCACCAGCTCGCCGTCGATGATGGCCTTGCCTTCCATTTCCTCGGCGGTGGGCTGCGAGCCGACTGCTTCCGGGAACGCCTTACGCAGCGCCTGAGCCTCGGTGCACTTTGCCAGCTGGCCGCGCGCGCGCTTGGTCCACATCGCGTTCGGCGACTGGTCCTGGTCCTTGCCGCCCTTGATCGCGTAGTTCTCGATCCAGTATTCGGTTGCGGTGTACTCGGCGATATGGCCGCTGCGCAGCTGGCGGTAGACGGTGACCTCGCACCATTCGGGGAAGGTCACCTCGCGGCCGCCGACCTTCTCGGTCACCATCGGCCCGAACACCGGCTTGGACATGCCAGCGAACTCGCCGGTGCGGGCCGCGTCAGTGCGGTACAGGCCGATGCCGGGCATAACCACGTCACGCATCGTGCGGGCCTTGTTGTCCCACATTGGCACGATGTGTACCGGCTTCTTCATCGGGTCCAAGCCAGCGGCCTTGCAGTAGGCCAGAACCAGGTCCACCGACGCATCGCTGGCGCCGGGGTACAGGCTCGTCTTCAGCGCGGTGCGGATTGCCCCGGCCTGTTCTTCGGTGATCAGTTCGCCGCCAGCGGCGCGGGTGGTCATCTGGTTCATGGGGTGCCTCAGTAGCGGATGGCCACGGCCGGGACCTTGCCCTGCACGATGGCGGTGATGACGGTGGCGGCATCGTCTTCGCTGATGCCCTGTGCGATCAGCGCGGCCATGGCAGCGCGGTTGATCGAACGGCGGTGTTCGACGTCGGCGGCGCGTGCTTCGTCCGCCTTGCGCTGGGCATCGGCCTGGGCCTGGCGCTCGCGTTCAGCACGGTCGACTTCTTCCTGGGCGCGGCGCTCGGCGGCGGCTACGGCTTCGGCCTTTTCGCGCTCGGCCTTCTCGGCGGCATCCTTGGCACGCTGCTCGGCTTCGGCTGCCTCACGGGCTGCGCGCTCGGTGGCTTCGCGGGCCTCACGTTCGGCACGCTCCACGGCAGCAGCTGCCTCGCGCTTCGCGTTCTCTGCGGCCTCAGCCTGCAGGCGGGCCTCGCGCTCGACGCGCTCACGCTCGGCCTGCTCTGCGGCAGCGCGCTGGCGCTCGGCTTCTTCAGCAGCACGCACAGCTTCCTCTCGGGCGCGGATCTCTTCTTCCTTCCGGGCAATCTCGGCCAAGCGGGCCTCTTCTGCGGCAGCGCGGGCGCGTTCCTCTGCCTCTACGCGTTCGCGCTCGATGCGGGCCTGCTCTTCCTCCCAGTCGGTGAGCGGCTTGCGCACTTCGTCGCGCAGCGCGTCCAGGGTGTCGCGTGCCTTCTTGCGGGCCGAGTCGATGTCGCCGGTCTGCTTCTTCAGGTCGGCCACCAGCGCCTTGCCGGCGTCATCGATGGCGATCTTGGAGCGCGACACCTTGTAGGCGATCGAGGCGATTTCCTTGCGGCCGGCAACCGTCTTGACGTTCGGTACCAGGGTGACGGCCTCAGCACGGATGCGGGCCAGCAGGTCGTCCAGTCCGCCGCCGGTGAAGACCTCGACGGCGTTGACGGATTCGAGCGGGATCAGGGCTTCGGACATGGCAATTCCTTTTTTTCGACATGAAATGAGGTGCCGGCTTTGTGGAAGGCCTGGCCGGCGCAGGCACCCGCAGGGGGCGGGCGGGGGAATGTGTTACGCGGCCAGGTTGGCCTGCTGCGGGGCGGCGCTCGGCGGCGTGAGGGTCAGACGCACCTCACCGCGGCGCCATGCAGAGATCAGCTCGGCGTCTTCGTCCTCGTTCAGCAGCACCGAGACGGTGAAGCCCATGGCCACGCTGCCGCCTTCGAGCGGCTTCCAGGTGATCTTTTTCACCTTGGCGTCGGCGAAGAACACCGGCTCGATGTGGTCCATCAGGGAGCCGATCGACAGCTCGTAGCCTTCGAACTTGCCGGTGATGTCCTGCTCGCCCAGGAGCGGCAGGTTCAGCGCCACCAGGTCGGTGCTGCCTTCCATCGGCAGCGACTGCTGCTGGCCCTTCTCGGCCTTCTTCCAGAACGCCCGCACGATGTTGGGATCGATGGTGTCAAGGATGGTGTTCTGGGCAGTCAGGGTGAATTTCAGGTCAGCCGCGGCCGCGTCTTCGTCGCCGTGCTTTTCCTTCCGCAGGTTCAGATGCGAGAACACCGCATCGTGTTGATCGAGTTGGAACATCGGTGGTGCCTCTCGTAGGGGCCGGCCGCGCCGGCGGGAAGTCAGGACCAGGCCAGCGGCCAGCACATGGCGGCTGCGAGCGCGGCGGTGATGGCGTAGCAGGCGAGGCAGGCGGCGACGTCGCGCCAGCTGCGGCAGCCGAAGAAAGTCAGGAGGCGCATCAGGCGTACCTGTTGTCGCGAGGATGAATCTCGGTCTTGCCGCGCAGCAGCCGGTAGGCGATGCGCTCGCGCCACGTCATGTAGCGGGCCTGGCCGCGAAGCGTGCGGATCAGCAGGCCGTCCTTCTTCGCGCACACCTGCACGCAGTTCGTGTCGATGTGGTGACTCGCTTCCAGCAGCGTGGTTTTGAGGCAAGGTGCATCGCCCTCAGCGAACGACATAGCGCGGGCGTGGCCAGCCAAGGCATCCGCAAGGTCGCTGGCATGCTTGATTTCACGATCAGACTTCATTGCAATCTCCTTCTGCGCAGATGCCGTTGACGGCTTCCTGCTGGTGGTTGGAATCGAAGGGTTCGCAGGCGTCCAGCGCTTCGCGCAGGCGCTCTTCGGCTTGCAGCAGGTCGGGAAAGTCGCTGACGCTCAGCACAGCGCGAGCTGCCTCGAATACTTCGGAAAAGCGCAGGTTCTCGGCACGCAGTTCGTTGAACAGGTCGAGGTACGCCTTTGCCACGCGCTCCCGGCGGACGTCCGCGCTGTTCTCGACGTCCGTGGCCTCGCAGACCAGCAGGCCCAGCAGGGTGAGGGTGCGCGGCGTCACGACAGCACCGCCTGCGCCACGACGGCGAACAGCGCGCCAAGGCAGAAGGCCAGCAGGTAGCCCGTCGCCAGCTTCAGCGCCTGGAAGTGCAGGGCTCGGTCGGCGGCGGTCATGCGGTCACCGCCTTTTCCAGTGCGGCCACGCAGCGCTCCTGCCATGCGTCCAGCGAGGCCCGGGTCAGGTAGCCGGTGCCACTGGTGCAAGCCGCATGGATAGGGCACTTGTTGCAAGCCGCATAGCCAACACCGTTGGCACGCTGCGCTTCGCAGAAGTCGTGGACGTCATCCATGTTCATGCCGCCACCTGCTGCAGCGCCATTTCCAGCAGCTGCGCGTCGATCGCCGCGGCCTCGTCTCGGGCCAGCCGGTACAGGTCCAGCAGCAAGCCCGATCCCATCAGGTCGGCCGGGTCCGTGTGGTGCAGCCGGTACAGCGCCAGCGACACCTCGGTGTAGTGGGTGCCGCTGAAGGTGCCGGCCGTCAGTTCCTCGGCCTGGCGCAGCTTGGCCGGGTCGGTGCGGTAGGCCTTGGCCAGGTCCGCAGCCTGCTCGGCGCGGTGTTCCTGATCGAAACGCGGATCTTCCTGGTTGTCCCAGTTGCGCTGGGCGCTACGTGCCCGGTCGCTGTATGGCTGCAGTGCCATGGTGAACCCCGTCATATGGCCCGGGTGGGCCGACGGGACTACTCTACGGAATTCCGTTTTGGGTTGTCAACGGAATTCCGTAATTTTCTGCCGCAGTGCCGTAGGGCCTTGTGGCCCTAGGCTGGCGGGGTCAGTTCGGGCAAATCCTGTGGGACGTGCTGAGGCAGATATCGCGGAAACCGCGATCAATGCGGTCTGTCAGGCTGGTGCTGCTGAAAGCCTCGGGCGGATTGCCAACATAGCTGCTCACGGAATCCACACGCATGCGAAGAGAGTCAAGCTCGTCTTTGAGCTTCGAGTCGTCATACTCATTGGCCACCTGTTCAACGGTAGCCGGCTGAATTGACAGTTCGGCGCGTAAGAGGCGCAGATCGCTATGAAGCGATGCAATCTCTATGGACCTTTGCTCTAAGTCACTCTCTAGGGAGTTCACTCTGATGGCGCTGTCAACGGCCACCGCAGCTGAGACTGCCGCCAGAACCCCGAGGATACCGATGATCACCGTCTGAATCGTCTTCACCCTCATCCCTCCCAGCTTCCAATCCATCGAACCCGGCCGATCACTTGAATCGGGTGCTTCGGGCTATCCAGTCGTTTCGGCTTCCGCCAGTTGTGATCGCCGCGGGGGTTGTCTGCCTTGAAGAACACCAGGTCGTCGATCACCTCGCAGCGCTTTACGTGGTACTCCTTCGCCGCGCCGCCGCCATCGACCATCACCACGTACATCTGACCGTCACGTGGGGTGGTGTCGCTGGTGTCAAATAGGATGGCGTCGCCGCTGTGGATGCGCGGTTCCATGCTGTCGCCCTTGCCGTACATGACGGCAAGGTTGTTTGGCCGCAAGCGCTTACGGGCCAGTGATTCGGCCCTGAACTTCAGCTTGTGGGTCTCGGCGTACTCCTGGGCCTCGGGGCCGCCGCCCAATCCTATGGCTTGGGCGTAGCCGTCGATATCGGCCCAGTCGCTTTCAGAAGGGTCTGAGGCAGGATCCTTTGATCCTCTACCAGTCTCCAGCCACTCCGGGCGCAGCCCCAACCTACGCGCAATCTTGTGCAGCGCCGTCGTGGACTTCGAGAGTCCAAGCTCAAGATCGGAGAGGGTAGAAGGGGCTATGCCGGCAGACCTCGCCAATTCTGCCCGGGAAACGCCCTGAGCCTCTCTTTCCGCCCTGATTCTGCTGCCAATGGTTTCCATGTTCACATTGGAACGGAATGCCGTAACGGAATGCCGTTGACGGGTCATAACGGAATTCCGTAGGATGGCCGCGACCTCACTGGAACCGGCACATGGAAATCACCTGGGCAGACCGAATCAAAGCGCTGGAAGAGCGCGGCTGGACGCTGACTGACATCGGCCGTGCCATCGGCAAGTCGCCGCAAACCGTCAGCGACCTGAAGCAGGGACGGACGAAGGAGCCGGGGGGCATGGCTGCCGTTCAACTGCACCACCTGTACGCGACCGGGGCGAAGCCGGCTGGGGCCGCCGCCTGAGATGGACGGCCAGCTCCCACCCGACGATCTGGAGAGGGTGATCGAGGCGCTTAGCCGCCCCGTAAAAATTGTGTGGCCGCCCCATCTATCTCGCCGGAGATCCCCGCGAGCCGGGCAAGAAAGGTCTGCATGTACGTGCCGTGCTGGGCGAAAGCCTGCTCGTGGGCTTCGTCGATCCATTCGGGCTTTGACTGCTGCCATACGTGCTGCAGCACATCGGGTTCGGGGTGCGTGGCGATGAGTACCGACAGCAGGGCTTCGTTGGCCTTCGCAGTGGCCGCAAGAACCGAGGCCAGGCGCGTCAGCGTAGCCGTATCCATTTCCATGTCCGTCTCCGGTGGCAGTTGGGTTGGGTCGCACCGCCAACTCTACCGGCAGACGGGCGCCTATCCCGCCGGTCACCGGCTTCCCCGAGCAGGGAAGGGGATCACCACGCTGGGCGCACCGGGTGGCTTCGGCACCGGCTTGCGCGTCGGCCTGGCCTGCACCTCGTCGCCGACCTTCTTCAGGACAAACAGCTTTCCGCACATGGGCGTGAGCGTCAGTACGTCGGCCAAGGCCGGCTGAGTCTTTTTCACAGGCTGCACTCCGTTTGGGGGTGCGGCCATTTTCAGAACCATCGTGGGGAACTGTGGGGAACACGTCGTTCCCATGCTTCCCCAAGACCCACAGAGGGGCAGATATGCGACACCTCAACATCACGTATCAGGGTGGCCTCACCCACACATCCAGGAGCCTGCGGGAGCTGATGCAGGTCCAGGTGCACAACAACGGCGGCGTGGTTGCCGTGGCCGGCAAGGTAGACCTATCCCCGTCGAAGCTGTCAGAGAAGCTCGCTGGCGGCGATGGTGGCGGACGGCAGCGCGGCCTGACCATCGACGAGTTCGAGCGGTACGTGAAGGAGACCGGCGATGTCACGCCGATCCACTACCTGATCGAGAAGTACCTGACCTGCCCAGAGGCCCAGCACGCCGAGGCCATCGCGCAGTTCACCAACCTGGCCCGAGCCATGGCACCTCTCGCGCAAAGCCTGGGGATCAAGTGGCCATGAATGCTACCGAGAAGGCCATGTTGGCCGTGCGCTCGCTGTGGTTCATCGCTGGCTGCCTGCAGCTGCTGCGGGGTGCCTGATGGCCAGGATCCGCTCTATCAAGCCCGAGTTCTGGTCCAGCGAGCAGGTGATGGAATGCTCGCCGATGGCTCGACTGCTGTTCATCGGCCTGTGGAATTTCTGCGATGACGCCGGCAACCATGTGGCCAGCGCCAAGACGGTGAAGGCCGAAATCTTCCCCGGCGACGACATTGGCTCGTCGGATGTGCAGCGAATGCTCGACGAGTTGTCGTCGAATTCGCTGATCGCCTTCTATACCAACGGTGACAAGGAATATCTGCACGTCACTGGTTGGCGCAAGCACCAGAAAATTGACCGTCCCACATTCAAGCATCCGCCGTTCTCGGGCGATGCTCGACGAGGGCTCGACGAGGCCTCACCCCCGGAAGGGAATGGAGTGGAGGGGAGTGGAGAGGAAGGGAAGGGAGAAGATCTATCCTCGCTACGCTCGGATTCGTCCAACGCCGCCGGCGTGGACCTGCTCGGCGACGCCGCAGGCCAGGGCAAGGGGCAGGGGCAGGGGCAGGACGCCAAGGCTGACCTGAAGGCCCGCAAGGCCGACCGCATCCGCGAGATCGCTGCCGATGCGCAGGCTGCGTTCAACGCGACCATGGCCAAGCCGCACGGCCTGCTGTCCAAGTGCACCGTGCTGAACAAGCCGCGGCTGAAGGCGGTCGAGAACGCTCTGCCGACCGTGCGCCAGCTCTGCCAGCAGCTGTTCGGCAGCGAGCGGGTGACGCCCCAGTTCTGGAAGCTCTACTTCGAATCCGCGGCCGATGATGATTTCTACTCGGGCCGGGTGAAGGGCGGCCCAGGTCATGAGAACTACGTTCCCGACTTCGAAGTCCTGCTGCGCGAGAAGACCATCGCCAAGCTGGCCGACCGAGCGTTGTCCGAGGTGACCCAATGAACGCGGCCCGTGACGAAGTCAGCCGCCTGTCGGGCCTGTATGGCGACCAGCAGGCACTGCGCCTCCCGCCGCACAGTATCGACGCCGAGCAGTCAGTGCTGGGCGGGCTGATGCTGGTAAACCGGGCGCTGGTCGAGGTGCAGGACGTCCTGGTGGAAGGTGACTTCTACCGCCGGGACCACCAGCTGCTGTGGCGCTGCATCCTGCAGTTGGCCGAGAAGCGCCAGCCGTTCGACGCGGTGACCATCGGTGAATGGTTCGAAGCTGCCGGGCAGTTGGAGCTGGTCGGCGACGGTGCCTACATCATCGAACTGGCCAACAACACGCCGTCGGCGGCCAACGTGCGGGCCTATGCCGAAATCGTGGCGGAGAAGGCGAAGCTGCGTGCGCTGATCGATGCTGGGCACGACCTGATCGACGCTGCGTACAGCCCCGAGGGCCGCAGTGCGCTCGACCTGATCGGGCATGCGCAGTCTCGCATCGGTGGACTGTTGGACAGCGAGCCGTGCGACCTGGAGCCGGTGGCACCGGTGATGGCTCGCGTGTTCGACCAGCTGTCCCACGCTGCCGAAGCCGTCGACGGTATCACCGGGCTGTCTACCAGCCTGGAAGATCTGGACCAGATCCTCGACGGTCTGCTGGGCGGCAGGCTGTACGTGCTGGCGGCTCGGCCCAAGATGGGCAAGACGACCTTGGCGCAGAACATCGCCGAGCAGGTGGCCCTGCGCGCCGGCAAGTCGGTGGCGTTCTTCAGCTTCGAAATGAAGCCGGAGGAACTAGGCAAGCGCATGCTGGCCAACCTGGCCGGGGTAAGTGGCGGCAAGCTGCGGTCGGGCAAGCTCGACAACGCCGACTGGCAGAACGTCACCCTCTGGACCCGCAGGATCGGCGAGGCGGCAATGCGAATCAGCCGGCCGCGCATCGCCAAGGTGCAGCACGTCTGCGCCCAGGTGCGCCGCATGAAGGCGCAGGACGACAACCTGGTGCTGGTGGTGATCGACTACCTGCAGCTGATGCACGTCTCGGGGGACAACCGTGCCGCCGGTATCGGCGACATCACCCGTGCGCTGAAGCTGCTGGCCAGCGAGCTGGACATCGCGGTGCTGCTGCTGAGCCAGCTCAACCGCGACCTGGAGAAGCGCCCCGGCGACAAGCGCCCGATCGTGGCCGACCTCCGCGACTCTGGGTCCATTGAGCAGGACGCCGACGCGGTGATCTTCATCTACCGCGACGAGATCTATCACCCCGACAGCCGTTGGGCTGGCACGGCCGAGCTGATCGTCGCGATCCAGCGCGACGGCGCCCCGGGCATGGCCCGCGTGTCCTACGAGCCGAGCTACTTCCGGTTCTCCAACCTGCCCGAATGGTGGGAGCCGAAGCAGAACAGCGCGTCGGCGCCTGCAGCTGGGTCTGCGCCGAAGGCTCGACGAGGCCTCGCCGCAGCATTGCCGATGGGGGACCGAGAATGACCATGACCGCGGCAGCGAAGAAGATCCGCGCCAAGCGCGCTCGCCGGCCGATCTACCTGGTCGTGGCCAAGCTGATCGACCCGAACACCGGCGAGCTGGTGGGCGCGTTGGTGCCGGCCCATGAGGTCGACCAGCGGCTGCTGCGTGATCGCAAGTTCCGTGTCGGCCGGCAGATCCGCGGCGAGCTGAAGCAGCCGCGCGAGGAATGGCAGCACCGGCTGATTCACAAGATCGGGCACCTGATGGTCGACAACGTCGAGGGCTGGGAGCAGCTGGACGCGCACGACGCGGTAAAGCGCCTGCAGCTGGACGCCGGCGTGTGCTGCGAAACCGTCGAAATGGACGCCACGCCGGTCATTGCCGCGGTGCTGGACGCCTGCGAGGCGCTGCTGGGTGCAGGCGCCCGCAAGGTGCTGGCCGGTGTGCTGCCGGAGATCCGCACCATCCCGGTCAAGCGTGCCGAGAGCCTGTCATTCGACGAGATGGAACAGGCCCGGTTCCAGGAGCTGTTCGACGGCCTGACCGAGTACATAGGCCGCCACTACACCCACGTGATGCTCGACGACGTGCGCGCCGAGTTCTGGAACATGGCAGGGCAGAACAGGAGGGTAGCGTGATCAGCTGCGATCTATTTTCTCCAGAGAGGCTCTCGAATCTTCTTAAGCGCCTGATTGCTCATGTTCTGTGCATTTTGCAGATGCTCAATGAAAGCGCGCTCGTGCTTTTTAAGAAGAATGTCTCCCTTAATCAAAGACTGCGCTTCCAGGAAGGAGTTCGTTACTGTCAGGAAATCCCCGCCGGCTTCACCCATCAAGTAGCAGTCTCGCTCCACGTCCTTTACCTCGTCGGGCAGGGGAAGTGGATGTATCTCGGGGTGAACATTTCCCGTCTGCTGGGTTCGGGCGAAATCAAGCTGGTCAGCGATCACCTTCTGAAATCGCTCCAACGCCCGATTCGCGCGGGTGTGGCGACTCTTCATTTCCAAGTCGTCTTTCTTGGCTTCCTCAGCTCTTGCCACGCTTCGCTCGTGAGCGGCTATTCCAATTGCCGCCAGTATTGCGCCCACGCTCCCAACGGCCTGAACCCATGCAGGCCAGTCAATGCTGATCGGTGGGCGTGGTTGAGGCGGATGTTTGCTCAACAGAGCCCATGCCAAAAGAGCACCAGCGGCAAAGGCCATTACAGCTACCACCGCCCAGTCCCGATCTGTTCGTCCCTGCTTCATACCTTCCCCCTTTTGTTGGCTCGGATTCTAACGTCCCGGGTGGCCACGTGAGGACCAAGAACAGCAAGGCATTCACCCCTGCCGAGAAGCGGCACGTGGACGCCGTGAAGCTTCTGCCGTGCAGCGTTTGCAGCCACCCAGGTCCCAGCGACGCCCACCACATTAACCAGGGCCAGCACTTCACGACCGTCGCTCTGTGCAAGGACTGCCACCAGGGCAGTTTCAACGGCATCCACGGGCAGCGCCGCATGTGGCTCGTCATGAAGATGGACGAGCTGGCCGCCCTGAACGTCACCCTTTCCCGGCTGCAGCTGCAGGAGGCCGCACGATGATCCACCTCACCCTCCCATATCCGATCAGCTCGAACCGTTACTGGGCCGTGCGCGTTATCCCGAGGAAGCCGAAGCCCCTGGCGATCACCTACGTCACCGAGGAAGCGAAGGCCTACAAGGCGGCGGTCGGCCACCTGGCCAAGGCGGCTGGCATCCGCACGCCGGCGACCGGCCGCGTAGTACTGCACATCAAGCTGTTCCCGCACCGGCCGCAGGACTGGGCGAAGCGCGCGCGCAAGGATCCGCACACCTGGGATGACACGGTGCAGTGCATCGACCTCGGCAACTGCGAGAAGGTGCTGTCCGATTCTCTGAACGGCATCGCCTGGGTGGACGACAAGCAGATCCGCCGGACCCTGCTGGAACGCATGGAGCCGGACGAGAAGGGAGCGCGGCTAGAGGTCGCCATCGAGTACCTGGCTGCAGCGCCGAGCCTGTTCGGGGAGGCCGCCGCGTGACCACGGCCGAGGCCCGCACGCGGAAGCGATATAACGCCTACCTGCGCCGGCATGGCCGGTGCGCGGTGTGCACCATGCGCGAGCGCGGGAGCAGCCCTGCGCACTGCCAGCACCGGCCGGACCGGCAAGGTGGCTGCGATACCGACGGCCTGCTGCCGGTGTTCCGATTCGACGAGAACGTGCTGAAGGGGATGCGCGATGGCGACTGACGACTACCTGGTGCAGCAGCTGCGAGCCTGGGGCCACGCGCAGGCCAACCGCTTCGCGCTGACCTACGCTGACCGCAGCACGCACGTGCTGGAGAAGGCCCGCGACATGGCACCCGGCACCAGGGAACGGGCACTGCGCGACCTGGTGGGCCGGGATGGATCCAGCCGCCGACGCTTCATGGCCGACCGCAGCGGCGTGGAAGGCATGGGCATGCTGCCGGCTTGGGCGGTGGATCCGGTGCGGTCGACGAACGATGCCGATAAACCGCACGACAACCCGGAGATCGCGGTCGACGTCGGTATTCCCGACGCACTGCGCTGGGTCGAGCAGGCGCTGGCGTCGATGATGCGGCAGTGCCCGCTGCGCGCCCTGGTGCTGCACACCGAATACACGGTGTCCGCCAGCCAAGCCGTCAAAGCGCGGATGGTCGCCGAAAAGTATGGGGGGGAGCTGACACTGCGCCAGTATCGGTATGAGCTGGGCAAGGGGCTGGAGTGGTTCCGGGGGCGGCTTGCGGCATAATCGGGGGACATTCCAAGGAGAAGGAACATGCAGGGGAAGTGCCCGAAGTGCGATAGGCCAACTGTCCGCATCAATACTGAGAAGCAGACCACCGTGGTGGCCGGAATCACGACCCACATTCTGGTGTTCAGCACCAGCTGCTGCCACGTGATCGTCAGCGTGGCGTTGGATCCAAAGGAGATCGCCAAGCGTATCGGTTGACAGTGACGTCACCGAATGGTTTGATTCTGCAACTGTCAAGAATTGTCCCTGAAGCCCCGGCCCTGCGTCGGGGCTTCTGCGTTTCCGGGACTGCGCTTCCTGCGGGCGTAGGCCAGAGGTCCAGGCTGCCGGGCTCATAACCCGGAGATTCGCCGGTTCGAATCCGGCCCCCGCAACCATCCACGCCCGTCCACCCTCACCGGACCAATTCGCCGAGCCTGCCGGGCTGCGGTGACGGGCACCTATCGACCAATCGGGGAGGGCGTCATGCCGAACCGGATCAACCATGGAACCGACATGCGGGGAGAAATCATTGACGCGGTGGGGACCGCAGCCCTGAAGGTCACGCCGCCGGTAACGGTGGCGACGGCGGTCGCATCAGGGTTCACCCTGGACAAGGCGGTGCTGGTGCTGACTGCCATCTACCTGGTGGGCCAGATCGGCTACCTGGTGTGGAAGTGGATCCGCGAATGGCGCCAGGCGCGCCGCGGCGGGGTGATCGGGTGAAGGGCAAGGTGATCGGCGGCAGTGTCGCGGGCGTAGTGCTGCTCGCTGCCGGCGCGCTGGTGAAGCCGTGGGAGGGCTACTCGCCCACGCCGTACATCGACATGGTCGGTGTCGCCACCCACTGCTACGGCGACACCAGCCGCCCGGACAAGGCGGTCTACACCGAGCAGGAGTGCGCCGAGAAGCTCAACAGCCGCCTGGGCAGCTACCTGACCGGCATCAGCCAGTGCATCAAGGTGCCGCTGCGCGAACGCGAGTGGGCCGCGGTGCTGAGCTGGACCTACAACGTGGGCGTGGGCGCTGCCTGCCGCTCGACGCTGGTAGGCCGGATCAACGCTGGCCAGCCCGCCGCGAGCTGGTGCCCGGAGCTGGACCGCTGGGTCTACGCCGGTGGTAAGCGCGTGCAGGGCCTGGTGAACCGTCGGGCCGCTGAGCGTCGGATGTGCGAGGGCCGGTCGTGACCCGCATCGCCATCGCGGTCGCCGCCTTCGCCCTGTGGTCCGGTGCCATGTTCGGTGCTGGCTGGGCCTGGCGCGGCGACCGGGCAGAGAGCAGGGAAGCCACCCAGCGCGCCGCCGGCGCCGAGGCAGTGGCGGACCAGGTGAACCAGACCCGTGCCACTGAGCACGTTCAGGCCGAGACACTGGCCACCATTGGAGCGAAGCATGAAGAAGACCGCGCTGCGGCCGAGGCCGTCCCTGCTGCTGTTGTGGCTGACCTGCGCACTGGCCGCCTCCAGCTGCGCGACGACCTCGCCACCTGCAGCACCAGCCTCCTGTCCCAAGCCGTCGCCGGCGCCGTCGAACGTGATGCGCACGCCGCACTACGAGCAGAGGTTGCGGGAGCTGCTGTTCAAATCGGCCGGGACGCCGACGAACACGTCCGCGCCAGCCAAGCCGTGATCCGGGCGGACAGGGGCCAACCGTGAGCAACGTCCTGCAGCTCATCCCGAACAACGCGCTGGCCGTGGACCAGCACCAGCTTGCCGCGCGCATCCGGGAGTTCGCTGACCGAATCGAGGCCGGGCAGTTCGGGGACGTGGAGAAGGTGGCCCTGGTGGTGGATTGCGCAGGTGGCGTAGATCACCGCGTCTATGGGCGGCAGTGCAGTGCCGCAGAGCTGGTCGGGCTGCTGGAGTGGTCCAAGGCCCGGATCATCAGGGGCGACTACTGATGGCACGCCCCAGCAAGTACAGCCAGCAGCTGGCCGACGCGATCTGCGACCTGCTGGTGGATGGTAAGAGCCTGCGCACGATCTGTTCCACGGCAAAGATGCCGAGCCGTTCCACGGTCATTCGTTGGTTGGCTGAGAACGAGGCGTTTCGAAACCAGTACGCGCGTGCACGCGAGCTGCAGGCGGACACGCTGGCCGAAGAGATCCTGGACATCGCCGACAAGGCGGTGCTGGGCGAGCGGCTGAAGAAGGACGGGAAGGGCAAGGTGCTGGAGCGTCAGACAGGCGACATGGTCGAGCGCTCCAAGCTGATGATCGACGCGCGGAAGTGGTACGCCGGCAAGCTGCAGCCCAAGAAGTACGGCGAGCGCGTCGCCCTGGACCACGGCGTGCAGGACAACCTGGCCGACCAACTGAGGGCCGCCCGTGAGCGCGCAACCGGCAGTAAGTCCTGAGCTGCAGCTGGTCTACGACATCGCCGGGTTCACGCAGGATCCCCTCGGCTACGTCCTGTACTGCTATCCATGGGGCGTTGCCGGCACCGAGCTGGCCGAACGGGACGGGCCATATGACTGGCAGCGCGAGCAGCTGTCGGAGATCGGCGAGAAGCTGCGCAGCGGTGCCGCCACGATCGGCGAGGTGATCCAGCAGGCGGTCGCTTCTGGCCACGGCATCGGCAAGTCGGCCCTGGTGGCTTGGCTGTGCAACTGGGCGGTGGATACGTTCGAAGACACCCGCGGCGTGGTCACGGCCAACACGGCCAACCAGCTGGAAAAGAAGACCTGGCCCGAGATTGGTAAATGGCGCCGGTTGGGGCTGACCAAGGATTGGTTCGACGTGACGGCCACCGCGCTGATCTCCACCGCGAAGGGTCACGACCAGAGCTGGCGCATCGATGCGGTGCCGTGGTCTGAACACAACACCGAGGCGTTCGCCGGCCTGCACAACGCAGGGAAGCGGATCATCCTGATCTTCGACGAGGCCTCGGCCATCGCCGACAAGGTGTGGGAAGTGGCCGAGGGTGCACTGACCGACGCCCTGACCGAGATCATCTGGGCGGTGTTCGGCAACCCGACTCGAAACGTTGGCCGGTTCCGCGAGTGCTTCCGCCGCCTGAAGCACCGTTGGTCGCATCGTCAGGTGGACAGCCGCACTGTCCCTGGCACCAACAAGGCTCAGATTGCGAAGTGGGCGGCTGACCACGGCGAGGACAGCGATTTCTTCAAGATCCGCGTCCGCGGCATGTTCCCGTCGATGTCTGCCAAGCAGTTCATCAGCGAGACGGACGTGGTGGCGGCTTACGGTCGGCACCTGCGGCCAGAGCAGTACAACTGGGCACCCAAGGTCATCACCCTGGACCCGGCGTGGGAAGGCGACGACGAGCTGGTGATCAGCCTGCGCCAGGGCCTGATGTTCAAGGTGCTGCGGACGCTGCCCAAGAACGACAACGACATCCACGTGGCCACCGTGCTGGCCCAGTTGGAAGACGAACACAAGGCAGACGCCGTGTTCGTCGATGCCGGCTATGGCACGGGAATCGTATCGGCAGGTCGGACGTGGAACCGCGACTGGCGCCTGGTGTGGTTCTCGGCCGAATCGAACGACCCAGGTTGCCTGAACAAGCGCGCCGAGATGTGGAAGAAGGCGCGCGACTGGCTGAAGGAAGGCGGGGCCATCCCCGAAGACCCGCAGCTGCGCGACGAGCTGCAGGCGCCGGAGACCGTGGCACGCCTGGACGGGAAGATCCAGATCGAATCGAAGAAGGACATGAAGCGCCGCGGTGTGCCGAGCCCCAACCGGGCCGACTCGCTGGTGATCTCCTTCGCGTACCCGGTCATGGCCAAGCCGCGGCACCCGGACGGCTCGCCCATCCAGCCGTATGACCAAGCCGACCAGCAGGCCGGCGAACCCTACAACCCGCTGTAACGAGGTATCCCATGTGCAACTCCGCCCCGAAGGTGAAGCCGGTGGCCGCAGCGCCCGAAGTGGCGCCCGAGTCGATCGACGATGCCGCAGTGAACGAGCGTGACCGCGAGCGCCAGCGGCAGCGCCTGCGCTTCGGCGCCAGGTCGACCATCCTGGCTGGTGACACCAGCTCGGCGATGCCGACCGCGTCGGTCAAGACGGCGCTGGGTGCCTGACGCCATGTGCACCTCGCGCCAGATCATCGACCCGGGTGGCCTGCTGTTCGGCGACAAGACGGGCAAGTACGCCGACCCGCTCGGCATCACCAAGACCGCAGTGGGTGACCCGACCGGCCGCGTGCGCCGCGCTCGCAAGGAAGCCGAGGACGAGCGCCGCACCTACGCGAGCAGCGGCGCGTCCTCTGTGGCCTATCGATCACTGGCACCGACCACAACCGTGCTGGGTGGAACGGCTCCGCGCAACACCGTGCTGGGGGGAGGCTGATGGACATCGCAAAGCTGCAGGCGCACTGCCGACGCCGCAAGACCGCCTTGAAGGAAGCGCAGAACGACTGGACGCCGCTGTGGCGCCAAACGTCGGAGTACATCGACCCGACCCGCGGTCGCTTCTACGGTGACCAGGACGACAAGCCGCGTAAGCGCAACTGGGCCAAGGTGATCAACAGCACGGCCACCGACGCGCTGGGGGTGATGGCGGCCGGCATGATGTCGCACATGACGCCCAAGGCGCAGCCGTGGTTCAAGGTGACCACGCCTGACCCGGCCATTGCCGAGCAGTTCGGCGTGCGCGTGTGGCTCGACGATGTCGCTCAGCGAATCCGCGACACCCTGGCCAGCAGCAACTTCTACAAGGCCATGCCGGTGGTCTACGCCGAGGACGGCATCTTCGGCGTTGCCCCGCTGCTGATGCTGGAAGACTCGCGCGAGGTGGTGCGGTTCTACGCGCTGACCGCCGGCAACTACGCCGTGGGGCTCGACGACCAGGGACGGGTCGACTCGTTGTGGCGCCGCTACCCGAAGACCGCGCGGCAACTGGAGGAACGCTACGGCGCAGATGCACTGCCGGCTGTCGTGCGCGATGCACTGCCCAAGAACGGCGACCAGAGGTTCTGGGTGGAGTCGCTGATCGAGCCGAATCCGGACCAGCGACCGGGCATCGGCCCCCTGGGGCTGCAGGCGCCGCGCTTCCGTCCCTATCGCGAGGTGGTCTGGATCGACGGTGTGGCCAACGGCCAGAACGGTGTGATCGACATCGGCGGCCATTACGAGTCGCCGTTCGTCGTGGCCCGTTGGAACCCCGTCGCGGAGGACATCTATTCGTCCTGCCCGGCGATCAACTGCCTGGGCGACATCAAGCAGCTGCAGTACCTGGAAGGCGAGAAGCTGCGCCTGATGGAGCAGGTGTCGGATCCGACCCTCGGCGGCCCCGAGTCGCTGCGCCGGACTGGCGGTGCACGACTGCGCAAGGGCGGCATGATCTACCTGCCGCAGGATTCGGTGAACGCTACCGTCGCGCCGGTCTACACACCTGATCCGAGGGGTGTGCGCGAGATCCGCGAGGAAATCGCCATCATCGAACAACGCATCCAGCGGTCGTTCTACTACCAGCTCTTCCTGATGCTGGAGGCGCTGGGCGACAAGACGGACCGCACCGCGACCGAGATCGTCACCCGCAAGGAAGAGAAGGCGGCAGTGCTGGCGCCGACGTTGGAGTCGATCACCGACGAGGTTCTCGACCCAGCGGTGGTTCGGGTGTTCCGCCTGTTGGAGCGCGCTGGGCGGATCCCTGAGCCGCCGCAGGTGTTGGCCAACGTGCCGCTGAAGATCGAGTACACCAGCATCTTGGCGCAGGCCGCCAAGGCCGCCGCAGTTGGTTCGATCGAGCGCACCATGACGTTCGTGGCGAACGTGGCGCAGGCCACTGGCGATCCGTCCGTGATGGACAAGCTGGACAGCGACCAGGTGGTCGACGAGTACACCGCCGCCGTGGGCGGCCCTGCATCGATCATCCGGAGCGACGATGCAGTCGCGAGGATCCGGGCCGACCGCGCGCAGCAGCAGCGCCAGCAGCAGCTGGCAGCTTCTGCCCAGCCGATGAAGGAGGCCGCGGAGGCGCTGAAGACGGCCAGCGATACCGTGCCCGAGGAAGGCTCGGCGGCTCAGGCGCTCATTGACGCCATGCAGGGTGCCGCATGAAGCGCCCCGGCATGGACCCGCGAGAGGAAGAGCAGAAGAAGCTCGCCGACCGGCTGGCAGACATGCAGGACGCACAGCTGCGTCAGGATGTGCGCACTGTGCTGGCAACCACGGAAGGTCGCCGGATGCTCTGGCTGTTCCTCCAGAACATGAACGTGGATAGCAGTGCGTTCAACCCGAACGCGATGACGCAGTCACTGAAAATCGGTCGGCAGGAGGCCGGCCAGTGGTGGCTGCACCTTATCCGCGATAGCTGCCCGGAGCGTGAGGCACAGATGCGCGCCGAGGCCAACACAGAAGAGAAGCGGCTGCTGGCGCAGCTGCAGCAACCCGAGGAAGACGACGATGAGTGACACCACCACCGAGACCAGCACACAAAATTCTGGCGCAGGCGGAGCTACGACCACCGCAACCGATACGCAGCAGGTTCCCGGCAGCAGCGCGCCGGCGGGATCCGAGGGCAGCGGCAACGGTGGTGACGCAACGGGCGGCGATGGCCAGCCGAACAAGGGCGATGGCGGCGGCGATGCCGGCAAGCCCGAGGACGGTAAGACCAGCGCGGCACCGGAGCAGTACGGCCAGTTCAACCTGCCGGAAGGGTTCACCCTGGAAGGCGATCGACTGGGCGCGGCCACGCAGTTCTTCAAGGCCAAGGGCTGGACACAGGAGCAGGCCCAGGAGGCCGTCGACCTGTATACCCAGATGGCCGGGCAGGATGCGGCGGCGATGCAGCAGGCAATGGAAGCCCAGCGCCTGCAGCAGGTCGAGCAGTGGGGCGTGGATGCCAAGCAGCAGCTGGGCGGCAAGTACGACGAAACCGTCGGCCTGGCCACTACTGCGGTGAAGGCCATCAACGACCCCGAGCTGACCAAGGCGTTCAATGAGCTGGGCTGGGGCAACCATCCGACCATGATCAAGGCGTTCGCCTTCTTCGGCGGGTTCCTTCGCGACAGCAAGGTGGATGGCCTGGGCGGTATCACCGCATCTGGTCCGAGCGCTTCCAGCGACCCGAAGTCGATCCTCTACGGCGGCTGATACCCGCCACGTACCACCCCATCAACCAGCCGCCGCAAGGCGGTTTTTTTGTATCTGGAGAGACCAACAATGTCGACCATCGGCAACACCTACCTGACCCTCGCGGACGTGTTCAAGCGGACCGACGCCGACAAGCAGATCGCTGCGGTGATCGAGCTGCTGGCGCAGGACAACCCGATCCTGCAGGACATGATCGTCAAGGAGTGCAACGACGGGACCACGCACCTGACGACCGTTCGCACCGGCATCCCCGAAGGCACCTGGCGCATGCTGTATCAAGGCGTTCAGCCCACCAAGTCGACCACCGCACAGGTGCGCGACGCCACCGGCATGATCGAAGCATGGAGCGAGATCGACGAGAAGCTGGTGCGCATGACCGGCGACTCGGCCGGCCTGCGCCTGTCCGAAGCCCAGGCATTCCTCGAAGGCCTGAACCAGGGCGTGGCCACCTCGATGTTCTACGGTGACCAGGCCACCTCGCCGGCGAAGTTCACTGGCTTTGCTCCCCGCTTCAACAAGATCGCTACCAGCGGTTCGGGAGCCCAGATCGTCGACGCAGGCGGCACCGGCTCGGACAACACCTCGATCTGGTTCATCGTCTGGGGTGAGAACACCGTCCATGGCCTGTACCCGAAGGGCAGCAAGGCCGGCATCGATCGTGAGGACAAGGGTAAGCAGACCAAGACCAACGCGGATGGGTCGATCCTCGACGTGGTCCGCGAAAAGTTCCAGTGGGACATTGGCCTGTCGGTTCGCGACTACCGCTACGTTTCCCGCATCGCCAACATCGATGTATCCGACGTGCAGGCCGGCACCGTGAAGCTGTACGACTTCATGCGCAAGGCCTACTACAAGCTGAAGCAGCGCCGGGTCATGGGCGGCCGCGCGGCCATCTATCTCAACACCGACATGATGGAAGCGCTGGACAAGCTGGCCACCAATGGCGGCACCACCGACAACTTCGTGCGCCTGACCCGCAAGGAGATCGAGGGCGAGGAAGTGCTGACCTATCGCGGCATCCCGCTGCGCGAGTCGGATGCGCTGCTGAACACCGAAGCCCGGGTCGTCTGATCCGCCGTCACTGAACTGGGCGCGCGGGCTGCGGCCCCGCTCCCTTCCGTAATCCAAGGAGCAAACCACCATGATCTTCGATCAGCAGAACCTGTTCTCGAACGCACAGTCGGTGCTGGCGAGCGCAGTGTCCACCAACGTCATCGACCTGGGGGCCACCGGCACCGTGCGCGGTGAGGGCGCCCCCATCAAGCGCGACATCGGCCCGGGCACCCCGATCCCTCTGCGGGTGCAGGTCGTTGAGGCCTTCAACAACGCCACCAGCCTGCAGGTTGAGCTGCAGGTATCGGCCACCGAGAACTTCGCTGCACCGGTCGTAGTCGGCTCGCAGACCAAGCTGCTGGCTGATCTGGCCGCTGGCTCGGTGTTCGGCGGCCTGTACTACGTGCCGCGCGGTACCAACCTGCGCTATGTCCGCCTGAACTACACCCTGGTGGGCACCGCGCCGACCACGGGCAAGGTCACTGCGGGCATCGTTGCAGGCCATCAGGAGAACCACCTGTGACCGGCCTGCGCGTGCGCGCGACCCGGCGCGGCTTCTTCGGGCAGCAGCGCGAACCCGGCGACGAGTTCGAGATCGACAGCAAGGCACAGCTGGGCACCTGGATGGACCCGGTTGGCGGTAAGGCCGTGGCCGAGAAGTCGGCGCCCCCGCCGGCAGACCCGTTCCTCGACCGCACCGTGGATCAGATCAAGGACGACCTGCCCGCACTGGCGGTCGAGCAGCTGGCCGCTTACCGCGAGCAGGAAGCCGCGGGCAAGGACCGCAAGGGCGTGATCGAGGCGATCGACGCGGCCGTGGCCGAGAAGTCGGCGAACGCCTGACGGCAACCACCGGGGGCGCCTTCGGGCGCCCCCACTACCGGAGCGGCACATGAAGCTCGTATCCATGAAGAAAGATGGCAGCCACGATCACGGCTGTGACTGCTGCGCGACGGCGCCGTCAGGTTGCAGCGAGCCTGACTACCCGTGGGGGCTGCGCATCAACCTGGACGAAGACCAGATCGCAGCACAGGGCATCAAGCAGCTGCCGGCGTCTGGTGCACAGGTCGCCATTGAGGCGATCGCGACCGTGGTTTCGCTCGGAGAGGAAACGCGCGATGGCAAGGTGCATCGCCGATTGGAGCTGCAGATCACCGACATGGGGCTGGCAGCCGCGAAGGGCCCGAAGCCCAGCGAAGTGCTGTACCCGAACGGTGAGGACTGAGCCATGACGTCCCAGGTCCAAATCTGCAACCTGGCCCTGGGCAAGCTGGCCCAGGACATCACGATCACCTCGCTGACCGAACGCTCGAAGGAGGCGCGGGTGTTCTCGCGCCTGTGGGATCCCATGCGCGACCTGGTGCTGGCCGACCGGCTGTGGCCATGGGCCATGAAGGCGCAGCGGCTGGCAGTCTCTGCAGAGGCGCCGATGCCCGGCTGGGAGATCCGCTACGCGCGCCCGTCGGATTGCATCACGGTGCTGGCCATCACCGACGATCAGGGCATGCGCGCCGGCCGCCGCCTGTCGCGCTGGTGCGAGCCGCAGTTCCGCCAGTGCCACGGCATCCAGTTCGAGCAGGCGATGGGCACGGATGGCACCTCGTTGCTGTGCGATCTGGCCGAGGCCTATCTGATCTACGTCGCACGCGTGGAAGACCCGGAGCGTTACCCGGCGCATTTTGTCGATGCGCTGGCCTGCAAGCTGGCCGAGGAAGGCGCGCCGACGATCATCGGTGGCAATGGGTTCTCCAACAAATCCGGCCTGAAGCAGCTCTATCAGCTGGCGCTGAGTCAGGCCGCAGCGCATGACTTCAACGAGGCCGACGAGGACGAGCGGCAGCCGTCCATGGCCCAGATGGCGAGGGGCTGACGATGGCACGACTTCTGCAACCGAGCATGTCCGGTGGCGAGCTGTCTCCCGGGCTCCAGGGGCGCGTCGACATGGTGCGCTATGCCATCAGCCTGAAGACCTGCCGCAACGTGATCACCAAGCCCACCGGCGGGGGCGAGAAGCGCCCGGGCTATTTGTTCCGCGGTGGCGCCAAGCACAACGCCCGGCCCACCCGCTTCATCCCGTTCATCTACTCGACCACGGTCAAGTACGCGATCGAGATGGGTGATGGCTACATGCGGTTCTGGGTGGGCGGTGCACCGCTGCGCAACGGGGCAGGGGAGATCGTCGAGGTGGCCACGCCCTACACCGGGGAGGACATCTACAAGGTGCGGCATACGCAGTCGGCCGACGTGTTGTTCCTGGTGCATCCGTGGATCCCGCAGAAGGAGCTGCGGCGCCTGGCCGTCGACCAGTTCGAGCTGCGCGACTTCGAGTACCGGCGCGGCCCATTCCGCCCGTTCAACAACGACGAGGCCGCGCTGCTGGCCGTGTCCGGCACCCAGGGCGTGGTGAAGGTGACCACCAACGTCCCGACCTTCACCGCAGAGATGGTCGGCTCGCTGCTGTATGCCGAGGAAAAGGAACTGCGCTCGGTGAAACCGTGGGTGTCGGCGGAAAAGAAGGTGCCGCTGGGTGCACTTCGCCGAAGCGACCAGAAGGTCTACCGCTGCGTGAGCATCCCTGTGCTGACCGGCCTTGCCGGGACGCCGTACTACGTCTGTGGCAGCGTGCGCCCCGTGCACGACAGCGGCCGGGCGTTCGACGGCCCGCAGGACGTGAAGTTCGACAACGTCAACGACTACGCCGTCGGGGTCGAATGGGAATACGTCCACGGCGGGTTCGGGATCATGAAGATCACCGCCTTCACCAGCCCCTTCGAGGTCACCGCCACGGTGATCGAGCGGATCCCCGACAGCATCGTGGGCAACGTACCGCCGCCAGTGGCAGGTCCGTGGACGTTCAACGGCGATGGCACCACGAAACAGTTCTCCATCCCTGGCGCGACCAGCAGCAGCTATCTGGACTACCAGGTAAAGATCGACGGCGTGCCAGTGCAGTCGAATCCGTACTACCCCGGTGGTAGCGGCACCGGCGGCACCAGTGGTGGCGGGATTGGCCGCGGCGGCAATGTCGCGCAGGAGGTGATGTGATGGCACAGGGCTGGACGATCGATCCCGGCGCGGACCTGATCAACTTCTACGAGGCACCGCCGACCGGCACCAGCAACATCGTGGTGACCCAGTACGCGGCCGGCGCTGTCGGTGGCACCGACGTTTGGGCTGTCGGCGCCTGGTCCTATCGCTATGGTTATCCCGGTGAGGTCGAGTTCTTCGGCGATCGCCTGTGGTTCGCCGGCAGCCCAGGAGATCCTCAGACCGTCTGGGCCTCGAACATCGGTGACTATCCCAACTTCGGGCGTAGCTCGCCCATCGTCGACAGCGACGCGGTGTCGTTCACCATCAATGCGCGCCAGGTAAATGCGATCCGCGACCTGGTGCCGCTGGACAGCCTGCTGGTGCTGACGACCGGCGGCGAGTGGAAAGTCACTGGCGGGCAGGACGCGGTCGTGACGCCCAGCACCATCGGAATCAAGCCGCAGTCTGCCTATGGCACCGGCAACCTTCAGGCCCGCGTGCTGGGCGAGTCGGCGGTGTTCCTGCAGGCGCAGGGCCAGCGCGTGCGCGATCTGGCCTATCAGTTCGAGAAGGACGGCTTCCGCGGCAACGAGATCAGCATCTGGGCCGACCACCTGGTGCAGGGCTATACGTTCCGCGGCATCGAATACAGCACGGCGCCCTGGCCGATCCTGTGGATGCCCCGCACGGATGGCGTGCTGATCGGCTGCACGTACATGCCCGAGCAAGAGGTCACCGGCTGGCACCCGCATGAGACCGACGGCGAGGTTCTGGACGTCTGTTGCCTGCCCGGCGAGATCGAGACCGAGGTCTACCTGCTGGTGCGCCGGTTCATCAACGGCGAATGGGTCCAGTACGTGGAGCAGATGGCGCCGACCCGGTACGACGACCCGCTGGACTGGAAGTACGCCGACAGCCTGCTGACCTACGACGGCAGGCGTCCGAACGGCTCACCCATGACGCTGACCAGCACCGATGGGTGGAACGAGGGCGCGGTGATCACCGCCACCACCGGCGCCGCGATCTTCAGCGGTGCCGGTGACGTGGGCAACATCCTGCGGCTGGCGATTGGCGACAGTCATGTGCGTGTGCGAGTCATGGCTTATGTGTCGCCCACGGTCGCGACGGTGGAATCGATCGGCTCGGTGCCGCTGGCGCTGCGCGGCGTCGCTGTGCAGGACTGGACTTACCAGCGCTCGACGATCGCCGGCATGGGCCACCTGGAGGGCAAGGCTGTGGTGGCCCTGGTAGACGGCAACGTGCAGAAGGATCTGCAGGTGGTCGACGGCAAGGTGCAGCTGCAGCGCCCGGGCGGTGTGGTGCACATCGGCCTGCCGTACACCGCCCACATTGAGACGCTGGAGGTCAATGCGAATGGTGGCGACCCGCTGCGCCCCATGAAGAAGCTCGCCTTCGAGGTCGCGCTGCTGGTGCGCAACACCCGCGGCGTCTACGTGGGCACCACGCTGGACACCCTGGACCCTATCGCGCAGCGCGATTTCGAGAACTACGACGAGCCCACCGCTCCGTACACCGGCGTGCTGCGCAAGAACATGTCCTGCCGGTGGGGCATGGATAGCGGTCATTTCCACATCGTCAGCGACGACCCCCTGCCGATGGAGATCCTGTCGCTGATGCCCCAGGTGGTGGCGTCCGAATGAAGATCACCGCGGAACTGGTGCCGGCCGAGGCTGGGCACATCGAAGCGGTCGCAGCTGCGGCACGGCCTGCGGACGTGGTTGAGCTGTGGGCCTGCGGGCGCACAACGCCCGCCGAGGCCTTGCAGCGCGGCCTGGCCGGGAGCGCTGAGGCATGGACGGCAATGGTGCGCGGCGTGCCGGTGTGCATGTTTGGGGCCACGCCTTACTCAATCCTCGGCGGTATCGGCACGCCTTGGATGGTCGGCTCTACCGGCCTTGACCCGCTGTCGGTCCAGAAGGAGCTGCTGCGCCTGTCCCGACCGGCTCTGGCCCGCATGCAGAGGGCGTTCCCCTCGATGCTGTTCAACGTCGTCGATCAGCGCAACGAAGCCGCGCAGCGCTGGCTGCACTGGCTGGGCTTCCACTTCCTCGCGCCGGTGCCGGTCGGACCGGACAGCGCCCCTTTCCTTCCGTTCTACTGGAGCGCATAACGTGTGCAATCCCGCAATCGCCCTTCTGGCGGCCACCGTTGTAACCGGTGCCTACCAGGCTGATCAGCAGCAGAAGCAGGGCAAGGCCAACGCGCAGATCGCCGAGAACAACGCAATGCTGGCGCAGCAGGACGCCGACGCCAGCAACGCCTTGGCCACCCGTGAGATGGAGCAGCAGTCCTGGCGCACGCGCATTGCGCTCGGCCAGCAGCGCGCCGCGATCGCAGCCAACAACATCGACCCCACGCTCGGCACGCCGGCGGAGATTCTCGGCGAAACCGCGATGTTCGGTGAAGTCGATCAGCAGACCATCCGCATGAACGCTGCACGGCAGGCCTGGGGCTTCAACGCACAGGCCCAGAACCAGCGCACGCAGGGCGAACTGGCCCGCTGGAGCGGCAACGCTCAGGCGACCGGCACGATCCTGGGCTCGCTCGCCAGCGCCGCGAGTATGGGTATTGGCGGCATGAGTCGTGCGGGCGGTGCTGGCGGAGGTGGGAACCTGTCGTCCCAAGCCAACAGCATCACCATGCGCAACAACGCGCGCATCTCGCGCGGCTGGGGGCTGTGACATGGCGACCCTGATCCCACGCACCAGCGGGCCGCAGGTGCAGGCCGAGCTTGGCCCCCAGGTCCGCAACACTGCCCAGGTCGACCTGTCGCCGCTCAGCCGCACCGCGGGTGCCGTCGGCCAGACGGCTGCCGACCTGTTCCAGCAGCAGAAGCAGCGCGCCGACCTGACGGCGGTCATGGAGGCGCGGCGCGAACTGTCGGACTGGGAAGGGAACACCTTCAACCCTGCCAACGCCGACGGCATCGCCAAGTACCAGGGCAAGAACGCGCTGCAGGCGCACGATGCGCTGTTGGGTGATCTCGACCAGCGTGTGTCGTCGATCCGCAGCCGGCTGTCGCCCGAACAGCAGCAGCGGTTCGATCAGGTGTCGTTCTCGTTCCGCGACTCTGTGCAGGGCCGGCTCAACAGCTACGCCGACCGCGAGTACAGCGCCTACGAGGCCAACGAGCGCAAGGCTACGATCGACAACATCGGCCAGGATGCCGTCAGCGCCGGCATGTCCGGCGACTTCGGCCTGGCTGACGTGCGCCTGCAGGAGGCCGTTGGCATCGCCAGCGCCGCCTACCAGACGCAGGGAATGGGGGCCGAGGCGATCAAGGCCAGCGAGCGCGGCATCGTATCGTCCGTGCGCAAGCAGACGGCCGCGGCGATGGCCACCCGTGACCCGTTCGCGGCGGAGGACTACTACCACCGTTACGCCGACCAGATGACGCCGGAGGACCGGGCGCAGGTCGAGCGCACGCTGTACCCGGTGGTGAAGGACCGCGCGGCCTACGAACTGGCGCAGTCTCTGGCCGATGGCCGCGGTGCAATCGAGCCGCTTCCGGCGCCGCCAGCGCGTGGCGTGCCGTCGGCAGCGGTGGCCAAGGCGATCGATGACGCAGCGAAGGCCGAGGGACTGGATGCGGCCGGCCGCGCGGACCTGTACGCGCTCGCTGAGCAGGAATCGGGCTTCCGCGCCGACGCAGTGAATCGCGAGGTTCTGGACGATGGCGACCAGGCGACCGGGCTGTTCCAGTACCGCGCCACCAGCGCCGGTGGCATCGACCGCAAGGACGCTGCGGCATCCGCCCGGCGCGCTGCCCGCGAGTACAAGGAGCGGCTGGCTAAGGGCGGCCGGGCCTTCGCCATTGCCGCGCACTTCGCTGGGGAGGGCGGCGCCGATGCCGTGGTGAACCGTGGTCGTTCGGCACAAAACCCGAAGACGGCGCTGTACGTGCGCCAGGTCATGGGGCGGGCGTCGCGGTGGGCATCAGAGGCTGGTCCGTCCGCGCCGTCAGGTCAGGTTGAGGCGGGAAACATCGATCTTGCCAAGCGGCCGGTGGTGCGCAATGCCGATGGAAGCATCAGCACAGTCCGATCCATCTCGTTCGGCACCGACAAGGGGGAGGTGCTGATCCCGACGGTCAGCGATGACGGGCGCGTGCTTTCTGACGATGACGCCATCGCGCTGTACGAGAAAACCGGCAAGCACCTGGGGGTGTTCAAGACCCCCGAGCAAGCTACGGCCTATGCCGAGTCCCTGCACAACGATCAGGCCAGGATGTATGGCGGGCCGCCAGCAACGCTTGCCGATGCCATCGCCGCCATCCCGCGCACCATGCCGCCGGACCAGCGCGCTGCTGCTGAGGGCTACCTGCGCGACATCTACGCGCAGCGCAAAGACAGGCTGGAGCAGGCGAGGAAAGCCGCCGCCATGTCGATCTACGACAAGGTGGCTGCCGCCGGCGCGAGCGTGCCGCTGTCGCAGGTCCTGGCGCCGGCAGAGTTGGCTCTGGTGGGGCAGGATTCGAGCCTGGCCGAGTCGATCAACCGCTATCGCAAGCTGACCGCAGAAGGGGCGGTGATCCAGGACGACCCGGCCACGGTAGACGAGCTGCAGCGTATGCAGGCGCTGCGTCCGACCGAGTTCGCCAAGCTGCCCCTGGGCCAGTACGCCGACAAGCTCAGCGGCAAGACGTTGAAGTCGCTGGCCGATGACCAGACCAAGGTCAATGACCCAGCCAAGCGCGCGGACTACATGAGTGACGCCGATCGGGTTGAGCGCGGATTCCAGATGCTGGGCATCGGACCAGCGACAGATGCCAGCGGGACGGGGTCGGCGGCGAAGAACGCTCCGCGTGCGGGCCTGCGCGGTGAGTTCCGCATCGCTTACCAGAACGCACAGACCGCGTTTGTGCAGTCCACCGGCAAGAAGCCGACCCCTGAGCAGGCGGACGTGCTGCTGTCGGCCACGGCCAAGCAGTTTGCCCAGAACCTGCAGGCCGGCCGTCTAGGCGCGATCCAGGAGAAGGACGGCAAGTTCAAGAACAACCCGAAGGTGAAGGTGGGCCTGTACAGCAGCGCGGCGCAGTTCGATCTGCAGGTCAGCCAGGCCGACCGGGACGCAGTGCGAGGCGCATATGCCGAGAAGTACGGCCGTCCCCCGACCGATGCCTGGGTTACTCAGTACCTCGCCCGAAAGAGCCAAGGAGCTAAGAAGTGATCAACGATGTGCTGGAAGGCTTCGACGAACTGTCGGACGAGATCGAGAGCAACCGGCAGGTGACCCTGCGCAGCGCCTACACCGGCACCAGCCAGAAGCCGGAAGACGCCGCGCGCGCGAACCAGCTGTCGGACCAGCTTGGCCAGCCCTTCGGCGTGGTGGCGGCGAACCTGGGCGACTACGAGCAAGACGCCCGCCGCCAGGAGATCGACGACGCCGGCCGCGCATCGCCGCACGTGGGCGACTTCCTGAGCGATCCGCGGCGCATGGCGCTGGCCAGCGACGAGGCGCCGAAGCTGGCCACCTATGCCAACTCGCTGGTGACTGGCGAGGCCCGTGCCACTGCCGAGCCGAACATCCTGGAGCAGGTCATCGGCGGCATCGTCAGCGGCTGGCAGCGCGGCAAGGCCAATGCGCTCTCGCTGCTGCCGGATGGCCCTGCGGTGATGGATCCGGCGACCGGGCGGCTGACCACCGACCGTTCGGCCGAAGAAGCCGCGTTGCGCGCAGACCAGGAGCGCCGGGCTCAGGCCTCAGACGTGACCAGCGCCAGCACCGAACGCGGGTTCCAGGCATTCGACCGGGCGAACAAGGCCGGCAGCTTCAGCGGTGCGGTGCGGGAGCTGGCCGGCGGCGGCACCGACACGCTGGGCGCCATCGCGGTCACCCTGGGCCAGTCCATCGGCATGGGCGCCCCGGGCTTGGCGCTGACCGCAGCCACTGGTGGTGGTAGCCGCGTGGTGACTGCCGCATCGGCCGGTACCGGGTCGGGTCTGACCGAGTTCGGCGCCAGCATCGCCGACGCCATGCAGGACGCGAAGGTCGACCCGACGGACGCCTACGCGGTTGGCCAGTTCCTGCGCGATCCGCAGAAGATGGCCGCAGCCCGCGACAAGGCGGCCAAGCGAGGTGTGGCTATCGGCGTGTTCGACGCGCTGACCGCCGGTGTGGCTGGGCACTTCATCAACAACGCGCGACGCAGCGCATCCTCGGCGATCCTGCGCACCAGCGCCGAGGCTGGCGTGCAGCTGGGTGGCGGCGCTGCCGGCGAGGCCACGGCGCAGCTGCTGACCGAGGAACGCTTGAAGTGGGGCGACATCATCATGGAGGGCCTGGCCGAGGTTCCCACCGGTGCGGTCGAGGTGCATGCCAACTACCGCGCCGCGCGCGCGTCCGGGCAGGTGCGGTGGATCAACGAGCGCCTGGACCAGGTGATGCAGTCTGGCCAGGCCAACGACCGCCTGCGCGCTGCCACCGAGCTTGCCGGCGAGCTGAAGCTGGGCGAGCGCTCACCGGAGGACATGAAGGCGCTGACGGCGCAGGTGGCCGGCGAAGACGCGCGCGTGTACCTGGACGCTGACCAAGCGCAGACGCTGTTCCAGTCCGCACCGCAGGTGCTGCAGGACATGGTCGGTGGCGAGTCGGCGCTGGCCGAGCAGCTGGCCACCGGCCAGCTCGTGATTCCGATGGCCGAGTGGATGGCCGCCGTGCCGCGGCTGCCAAACCGCGACGAGATCCTGCGCAACGCCCGCACGACCGCTGACGGGCTGTCGCCGGCGGAGCTGGAATCGCTCGACATCGATGCGATGGCCCGCGAGCTGGGTGTGCCGCTGGATGCACCGGCACCGGGCCAAGCCGCGGCGAATGCCCGCGCGCAGGTGCAGCAGTCGGTCATGGCGCAGCTGGTTGGAACCGAACGCTACACCCCGGCCCAGGCCGAGAGCCAGGCGCAGCTGTGGGGCGCGATGTTCGGCCGCCTGGGCGAGGTAACCGGACAGGATCCTGTTGCGCTGTACGAGCGCTACGCGGCCGGCATCGATGCAGCCGAGGCGCCGGCGGAGGGTGGCGAGGCCCAGCCGCGCACGCTGATGCAGCGCGGCATGGACGCCCTGCGCAGCCTTTTCGGCCGGCCGCAGGTGGCCACCGATGGCCGCGGCCAGCAGACCATCGAGCGCAATGGCAGCGCCTACGTGCAGCGGGCCGGGCAGTGGCTGCTGGCCGACGAACAGGGACAGGCGCGCGACTTCCTGACGCTGGATCAGGCGCGCACGGAAGCTGAGCGCACCGACGGCGAGATCGTGCAGGACGACCCAATCGACGGCCAGCGGCAGACCTGGAGCGTGGCGCTGCCGGAGACCGCCGCGCGCGAGGTGCTGGCCGGCGACATCCTGTTCCAGCCGACCCGCACCGACGAGGTGCCAACCGGCCTCGCCCCGGAAACGCCGGTGCCGGTGATCGAGCTGGAGCCGACCACCGGCAACCCGGCCGACTGGTTCGCCGAGTCAAACGAGCTGATGCGCACCCAGCAGGACGGCATCGAGGTCAACGCACCGGATGGTCAGCCTGTCCGATTCGCCTCGCGTGGTCGCAAGAAAGTCATGTCCAAGGGGCGGCGGGATCCGCTGCGCCAGGCCGTTGCCCGCGAGCTGCCCGCACTGGTGGAGTCTGCGCCGATCCATTCCACCTCGGTGGACACCGACGACAAGACCGTGTCCTACGCCTACGCCGCATCGGCTGTGCAGTACGACGGTCGGGTGTATCCGGTGCGCCTGGTGTACCGCGTCGGCAACGACGGTGTGCGCCGGGCCTACGATTTCGAGGGCTTTGAAATAGGAAACCCCGACGGCCTCGGCAGCGAATCGCTGCGCCAATCGGGGTCTGACGTCGGTGCCATGGAGCGGGCCGGCACGGCCGAGTCCGAGTTGCGTACCCGCGGTCTGCCGACGTCGGGGCTGACGCTATCAGAGGTTCTGCCGGCTTTCAACGCCAGGCCGTTCTTCCAGTCATCCGAGGCGGCTCCCCGAGGACAGATTCAGATTGGCCCGGGTCGGTCGATGCAGATCAGCCTGTTCAGGGGGGCGGACCTGTCCACGTTCCTGCACGAATCCGGGCACTTCTTCCTGGAGGTCTACCGAGATGTGGCCACGGCGGAGGACGCATCGCCGCAGGTCCGCTCCGATCTGGATACCTTGCTGAAGTGGTTCGGCGTCGAGTCTGCGGACCAGATCGGCGTCGACCAGCACGAACAGTTCGCCCGCGGCTTCGAGGCCTACCTGGGCGAGGGGAAGGCGCCGACGCCGGAGCTGCAATCGGTGTTCAGCCAGTTCAAGCAGTGGATCCTGGGCGTCTACCGCAGCCTGCGGAATCTGGACGTGGAGCTGACCGACGACGTGCGCGGCGTGTTCGACCGCATGCTGGCCAGCCAGGAAGAGATCGAAGCGGCACAGGCCAGGGTGGGCTTCGAGCCGATCGCCCGCGACCTGGCCGAAGCGCAGGCGCTGGGCATGACCGAACGCCAGTTCGCTGACTACCAGGCGCAGGTTGCTGCGGCACGGGAGCAGGCCGAGGCTGACCTGATGGCGCAGCTGCAGGAGGCTGATGCGCGCGCGCGGGAGCGCTGGTGGAAGGACGAGCTGGCCACCATCCGTGCCGAGGTCGAGGCGGAGGTCGAGGCCACGCCCATCGTGCGTGCCTACCGCGTGCTGACAGGCCGCAAGGAGGCCGGCGGCGAGCCGGTGCCCGGGCAGCTGCAGGGCCTGAAGCTGGACCGCGCCGTGCTGGCGGCGACCTACGGCGACGGCCTGCTGGACAAGATGGGGCGGGTATACGCCCGCAAGGGTGGTACCCATCCCGAAGAGGTGGCCACGCTGCTGGGCTTCACCTCCGCCGACGAGCTGGTGCAGGGACTGTGGACAGTGCGGCAGACGCTGGCAGGCGTGAGCGCGGAGGCTGACGCGCGCATGCAGGCTCGGCACGGCGAGCCGATGACCGACGGTACTCTGCCGCAGCGGGCACTGGATGCGGTACACGGCAGCCGGAAGATCCAGCTGCTGGAGCGTGAACTGGGTGTGCTGGCCGACCTGGCCAAGGAACCACGCCCCAACCGGCGCGAGTTGAAGGCAGTGGCGCAGGCGGTGCTGGCCGAGAAGACTGCGCGCCAGATCCGCCCGAACGAGTACCTGGTCGCCGAGCGCAAGGCAGCCCGCGCGGCGGCGCAGGCAGCGGCAGCAGGGAAGTACGCCGATGCACTGCAGGCGAAGCGTCAGCAGGCCCTGAACGCTGTGCTGTTCGCTGAGGCTCGCGCGGTGCAGCAGGAAGTCGAGTCGAAGGTCAGCTACATCCGCCGGCAGATGACCCCGCAGGCCCGAGAGCGGCTGGGCAAAGCCGGCGCCGACTATCTGGAAGCGATGGACACCATCGCCGACACCTACGAGTTCCGCGACGTGTCCGGCCGGGCTGTAGCGCGTCGGCAGAGCCTGCGGCAGTGGGTAGAGGCACGCCAGGCAGACGACGACCTGACGGCGGTGAGCGATGCGCTGCTGACCCGGGTCGAGGCGGAAAGCGTGACGAACTACGCCGATCTGCCGATTACCGAGTTCCGCGAGCTGCACGATGCGGTGACCAACATCGCGCGTCTGGCCAAGCTGAAGAACAAGCTGCTGAGCAACAAGGACCAGCGCGACTGGGAGAGCGCGCAGGCCGAACTGGCCGGCGCAATCCGCGGTGCGATCGCGGAAGGCAAGCCGCTGCCGCTCTCCGACGCGGACCTGACCGCGATGCAGAAGGTCGGCGCGACCTACACCGGCCTGATGGATTGGGTGCTACGCCCGGAGACGGTGGTCGAGTGGCTGGACGGTGGCGAGACAGGGCCTTGGCACGACTTCCTCTGGAACCAGGCCGAGGCAGCACAACAACAGCGGATCGAGCTGCGCAACCGCGTCGGCGGCATGCTGGAGCAGACCATGAAGGCCCTGACGCCGGCGCAGCGGGCGGACCTCAACCGCCTGGTGTACGTCCCGAGCCTGGGGCGATCGCTGTCGAAGAACACGATCGTGGCGGCTGCGCTGAACATGGGCAACGCCGGCAACCGCGACAAGCTGATGCGCGGCGGGTTCATTGGCAACAACGCCGAGGTGGTCCAGTTCACCCCGCAGAACATCGCGGAAATGCTCGGCCACCTCACGCCGGCCGACGCGCAGATGGTGCAGGGCATCTGGGATGCGGTGAACAGCCTGTGGCCAGACATCGTGGAGCAGCAGCGCCGGCTGTCGGGTGTTGCGCCAGAGCAGGTCGAGCCGATGCCGCTGATCTTCACCGCGGCCGATGGCTCGATGGTCAGCCTGCGCGGCGGCTACTACCCGGCGGTGTACGACCCCCGGGCGGGTGCCGGCGGCGTCAAGCAGGCCCGCGCGGCGGAGGAACAGATCATGGGCGGAACCTTCAGCCGTGCCATGACCAGCAAGGGCCACACGAAGGAGCGCACCGAGTACGCGGCGCCGATGCTGCTGGACTACCACCGCGTGCTGTCGCGGCACTTGAACGACGTGATCACCGACGTCTCCCACCGCGGCTACGTGAAGCAGGCGCTGCGGGTGCTGGAAGACCAGGAGCTGAAGAACCTGATCCAGCAGCGGCTGTCGGAAGGCGCCTACCACTCGCTCTACGGCAGCGTGAAGAACGCGGTGCGCGGCGCGTCGGTGTCCGAGCCGGGGTCCAGCATGATGGAAAAAATTGGCGACGCCGCTATGACCAACACGGCAGTTGCGGCACTGGGCTTCCGTATCCCGCTGGTCATCGCCAATACACTGGTGGCACCCATCCAGGCGGCTGCACGTGTGGATCCGAAGTACCTGGCCACCGGCTACACGGCGTACTACCGCAATCCGGTCAAGATGACGGAGATGATCCACTCTCTGTCGCCCTTCATGGCGGAGCGCGCCAACTCTCTGGATTCTTCCTATCAGGTGGTGCTGGGCAAGTTGTCCGGGAAGCGCGGCATCCGCGCGGCGGCCATGAAAATGGCGATGGAGGTCCATCGTTGGACTGTACCTCTGGCCGAGCGTGCCATTTGGCTGGGCCGCTACCAGCAGGCGCAGGCGCAGGGTGTCGGCATCGACGAGGCGGTGCGCTTGGCCGACAAGTCGATCCGCACCACCCAGCAGGCCGGTGCGCCGAAGGATCTCAGCGCTGCCGAGCGCGACCCACGCTACAAGTGGGTGCGCATGTTCATCGGCCCGATGATCATCATGAACAACCGCCTGCAGGAGTCTGGCTTGCGTGGTCTGTACCTCGGGCGCGTGCAGTCTCCGGCCCGCGCGCTGGGCACCTGGCTGTCGGCCGGCGTGCTGTCCAACGCAGTGTTCGAATTGCTGATGGGACGGGGTCCGGGGGATGAGGACGACGATGGGGACGTGGACGGCGCCGATTGGGCGATGTGGCTGGCGCGCAAAACGCTACTGTTCCCCTTCCAGACGTTTCCGCTACTTCGGGACGTCGCGGGAGCCATCGACGCAACGCTCGACGGCAAGGCCGTCATGTCGCGACCCAATCCGTTCGTCGATTCCGGCGTCGCTCTCGCGCGATTCGGTTTCACCGCCTTGAAGGAGGGCCGGGACTGGATCGCCGACGATGACGAGCCCGACGCGGAAAAGCTGATCAAGACCGGCGTGCGCGCTGCCGGCCCGCTGACTGGCATCCCCAGCAATCAGATGCTGACCACCGGCGAATACCTCTACGACGTCGGCACCGGTCAGTACACCCCCGACAACCCCGCGGAGGCGGCTGCATACCTCATGTACCGCCGACCCAAGGACGAGCAGTAATCGACCACGCCCAGCCCCGCATCTGCGGGGCTTTTTCATTCTGGAGCTGATGCACCCATGACCATTTCCGCCAATGACCGCCGCAAGACCTACGTGGGGAACGGCGTTGCCACCGCGTTCAACGGGCCGAGGGCGTTCCTGTCGAGCCATATCCAGGTGTTCACCGGTACCCATCCGGTCTACAACCTGGTGCCGCCGTCGCAGTACACGGTGACCGGGCTGCGCGCGAACACCAGCAAAATCACCTTCAATGCCGCGCCGGCTCTGAACTTGGACATCGTTATCCTGCGCACCGTGCCGATGGACCAGCCGGCCGACATCACCAACCAGGGAGCGTTCCTGCCGGAAATCCATGAGGACGCATTCGACTACCGCGTGATGCAGCTGCAGCAGCTGCTGGATAGCGGGCTGCAGCTGGTGCTGGATCCCGAAACCGGGCAGTTTGTATGGGACGCGAAGGGCAACCGAATCGCGAACGTTGGCGATGCTGTCGCCGATGCGGACGCTATGAACCGCCGCGCGGTGCTGGTGCTGATCGAGCAGATCCAAGGCGGCGGCGGCACCGTTGGTGTCACGCCGAAGTTTTGGGCGTTCGAGGGCGATGGGGTTGTGACCGACTTCCCGCTGGCAGGTGCCGACGTGCTGGATCCGCTGTTCTACGACACGGCGGTGGAGACAGCGGCAGGGTCGAACGTCTACCCCGTGTCGAAGCCGGGCATCGACGGCGCTTTCACCATCGTTCCGGGTGTCCTGGGCGCTCCGCCGGCCATCCGGTTCAACCCGCCGCTGGGTGATGGCGTGCGCGGCTTTACCACCCTGCGCGGCTACGCGCGGCCGTGGATCGGCCAGCCCCCGGTCTACACCGTCGCCCCCCGCATCGTGAGCGTGAGCGCCAGCACCACCGTAGACGGTGGCTCGCACAACACCCTGATCCTGGCCAACTCGGCCAGCCCCATCACGATCACCATTCGCAAGAACACCGGCGGCAGCGCCGATTGGAAGGAAGGACAGTTCTTCTCGGTCCTGCAGCTGGGCGACGGCGCCGTAACGCTGGCGATCCAGGACGGGGCAGGGCAGCTGAGTATCCCGGTCAGCTTCCAGGCCAAGTGCCGCGGGCCGCGCAGCATCATCAGTGCCACCTGCATTGCGCCGGACGCTGACGCCTGGGTGGCGGCCGGCGATCTGCTGCGCATCGCGGCATCCCCCGATCTGCAGTCGTTCGACCTGATCGACCGCTCGGCATTGATCGGAACCAGCATCACCGCCGGCACCGGAAAAGACAGCCTGGTCATGCCCTATGGCATGTTGTTGGATCCGGTGGCCAGCGGGGGCATCTACGCCACGCTGTCGGTAGCTCAGGCGGCGGGCGTGGTGCTGACGGTGGACGTGAACCGCAACGGCACCAGCATCCTGTCGACGAAGCTGACCTTCGACAACAACGAGCGCAGCACCACCACGGCGGCCATTCCTGCCGTCTACGAGGTGGGCGGCAACATCCTGGCCAAGGGCGACGAGATCACCATTGATGTGGACCAGGTTGGCACCGCGCTGGCCAAGGGGCTGCGGGTGTACCTGGTCGGCCAGAGGGCGAACTGACATGGCCGCGCGCATCTATGACCGACCGGACCTGGACCAGGACGTCTACCAGCCGGCGCTGTACGTCAATGGTCGGTTTGCCCGAGCCAAACCGTCGCAGGCCTACGAGGGCCGCCTGCAGATCCGCAACAGCATCGGCGGCTGCAGCGTGCTGCAGATCGGTGGCGACAAGCTCCCCGACGGTGCCCAGCTGCGGGTCGACCAGGCGACCAAAGAGGTTGTTGTGGCCTGGCCGGCCTATCTGACCGCGCAGGCGCCGATCGCCAATCCTGATTTCGAGCAAGGCCAGACGGGTTGGGAACTGGGGCCGGGCTGGAACATCACCACCGAGAACCCGCCTTCCGGCCAGTGGTCGGCGGGCTACTGGGGCAACTGGGGCACTTCCCGGATCTCGAACGCTGCCCGCTACACGGTCCAGCCCGGCCAGATCACCACCGCGAAGTGCGACGTGCGGCAGGGTGCGTCATCGGAGGGCAACGCCGGTGGCTCGGTCATGCTCGAGTACCGCAACGCCTCCGGCGAAGTGATCCACACCGTCGAAGGCAACCAGGTCATGTCGGCCAGCAAGAACCGCGTGTACCCGTCGTCGGTGTTCGGCGCTGCTCCGCCCGGGGCTGCGACCATCAATGTGGCCGGGAATGGCATTCGCTACCGCGAGAACAAGATTCTCTTTGTCGACAACTTCCAGTGGGACCACACGGTCCCATCTACCGGCATCAACTTCGAAAGGGTGTTTAACATCGTTCTTCGGGTAAACGATTCGATAGGGCGATCTTTCGTATGGAGCGGCCCGATCACAGTCGCGGCCAGGCCGGCGTCCTACAAGTTCTTCGCAATGTTCCTCAACCCATACGTCCTTTGTGGCGGGTACAGGCACGCGGCCAACGCGATTGATCGCCTCGGTGGAACAACTACGTCCGAAAAGAGCAACACCTACCTGGTGGGCGCCAGTGATGACGCGACGTTGGCTGCGGCAACCTACAACCTTGCGCCGGGCGTTTCCATCTATCCAGTAAGCCAAGAGGGTGCGATCGGCGATGAATTCCCCGCGATCAACCCGCCGCTGCCTGGCCAGGGCCGAAGCGCGACGTTCTCTCGGTCTGGCGCAGCCGTAATCATCGGCCATACCACTGCACCGTACGTAAGGGCCCAGCGTGTCAGTCCGATGGGCATAGGGAGCCGCTATGCCGATCCAGTCACTCCACTGATCGACTCGGTGATGTTCTCTGCGTTCAACCCCAAGGGCGATATCGTCTACCTCGTGGTTGACCGCTACCCCTACCTGTTCGCCTATCGCTGGGATGACGTGAACGGCTTCGGTGAGCGGGTGAATGGACCGGTGGCGCTTCCTGGGTCTCAGGTTCACTCGATCTCGATCAACGAGTCGGGAACCCACCTGGCGGCAATCTGCGGTGCCAGTCCGTCCTGCCATATCTACAAGATCGGCCCGAATGGCTTCGAAGATCGAATCGCAGCATTCGGTCAGAGCGCGCAGGGTATGGTTGCCCTGTCGGATGCAGCTCGCGCCGTGGTGTTTGGCAGCTCGTTCATGACGCAGATGCACCTCTACCTGTGGGATCCGAACAACGGCGCCGGAGCTGCCTACCCGTTGCCCGCCGGCATCAGTGGCCTTAGCCGCGGCGTCGCGTTCTCGAAAGACGGCCTGGTGCTGTACGCGGGTAGTACCAACACCACAGGCATGCAGATATGGGAATGGACGCCAGGGGTAGGCGCCACGCGGGGGCCCGTCAACTACGGGTCGAATGCCAGCCAGATGACCATTCCGATCGACTGAACCGACGGGGTCGAGCATGGCTCGACCCTGGCCGAACGGTTCAGGGAGGTGGCCGGCTCGTTCGCAGGATCTGCGACGGCCGGCCGTATCCTTCCGGTCATGCAATCCTCCCACGGCTTCCGCACCGCCCCGATTCCCGCTGGCTGGGTCCAGACCGGTGAACGCTGGGCGCTCTGGTACAACGGCCGCGAAACGGCCAGCGTCACGTCCGATGGCGGTCCAGGGGTGCGCCTCTGGATGGAAGGCCAGAAGATGTGGGACGTAAAGGAAGTGCGGGCCGCCAACGTTCGGCAGGCGAAGCGCTACGCCGAGCGCTGGTGCGCCGCCAGGCTGTATCCCGAGCTTCCGCTGCGTGAGGCCGTCGCCCGGCTGACCGACAGCACGCCGATCCAGTTGCCCCCGCCACTGCCCGGTCTGCCGCCGACGCGCGAGCAGCAGCAACAGGCTCGGCGCCTGGCTGAGGCCGGAGCGAAGGAGATCGAGCGGATCAAGGCGGCGCTGGAGCCGCGCAAGCCGCCTGCAGAAACGAAGCCCCGAGCGAGGGATGTCCGCAGCAAGGCGTGGGTGAGTGCAGGGCTGCGGCAGCTACGGCGCGGCGTTTGA